TTTAAGGTCTGTGTGGTTAGATGAAATAGCAGAACCAATGCTTAATGCTGCTGGCGTTTTATAGTAAGCACCCAACACCATCCAGTCATTAGACAGTCCGTTTTCCATAGTGGTAAGTTGAGACCAGACTTGCTCAAAATGAATACCATATTTTTCTTCTTGCTGCGTAATCCAAGCGGCTGCCATTTCAGGTTGCTGCAACACTTTTGATGCTTCTGATACTACCGTCTGCGCTTCAATGTTTGTCAACAGGTTAACTGTATTTGCATTCATATTAAGCTTAGCAGCGTCACCTTTTAGCATTTCTGCTCTTTGAGAAAAATCCATGTCTTGAGTTGCACTGCCGTATCGTATTCCATACTCGGCAAAATCTTGATCACGCATAGTAAGAAGCTGCGAAACTTGTCCTTGTGCTAATTCAATAGCACTAGCCATTTCGTAATTAGTCATGGCTTTTAAGATACTAAGATCTGCTTGGCCTACATAGCCGGTATAGCCAAATGCTTTTTTCAAGTCATCCGGACTAATATCATTAATGCCACGGTTTGTAAGTCCGTCTAGCATTCTTGCAAACTCAGGAATCTTATCTTTATCGACATACATAGCATCTTTAACCATGTAGCCAGCAAGAGTAGAAACTTTAAGCTCAGACTCTAGCGTTTTAATTTTGGCATTTACTTCTATTTTTAGCTCAGGAAACAAAAGCATCTTGGCGTTATAGTTATCACCAAAATACATTGAATAAACCAAATGGTGAAGTTTAGTAAAACGACCATCGGATACACCAGCGTATCGACCCTTAGGTGCATCACCTAAAAGTTTAAAACCATCTTGGTTATCAAACTTTGGATCACCAGGAAGACCTTTTGATAGAGCAAATGTGTGCTGCTTCCAGTCTTCACTAAACTGTGTAACATCAGCATGGTGTTCTGATTTAGCAGCAGCTTCTGCTTGATTTTTCAAAACAGCTTGATCATCAGCGTCCATATACTGATTAACAGCATCAGCTATATTAGGATCACCTAGTCCAACTTTTTTATGTTGACCACTAAGAATAGCATACGCTGCCAAAGGATCTTCTTCGATGTATCCCTTGACTGCATTAATAGTGAGACCCTGGGCTAGCTCTTTATGCAGACCAAGCATCTGCTCAGGTCTAATATAGCCAGAATAACCTTCTACTTCAGGTGTAGACTTGTCATCTTTATCATCAATCAGAATACCAAGTCGATTTAAATTTTCAGGAAGTTTGGAAGGATCTTTGAAGACATTATTCTTCATTTCGTCGACGGTAGTAGTCAACTGTTCAAGCCTAGCAGTTGACCTTAGGCCTGCTTCATATCTAATAGCATTGATTTCATAAGACGACTGCAAGCGCATTTTACGCTCGTCCCAAAGCTTTTGAGCATATTCATTTGGTGCTTTATATCGCTCGTTGCCTTTTGCGTCTTTGCTGCCAAGAGTATCATTAAATAAACCCTTAACCTTATTTGTATAAGTATCAGGGCTTGTGCCATTTTTAAAGCTTTCATCTTGCAAATAGTCACTAGGTGTCTGACCAAGCTTAAGGTCTTCCACACTTCCAGCCATATCTTTTTCAAGATCGGTTTCAGCACTAATAACCCACAAGCGGGCTTCTTGCTCAGCTTCTTTTTTATTCTTTTGAAATATTTGCTGACCGCCAGAAAATATTTGCTGACCGGCTTTAGCTAAATTTCTGCCAGGCTCACCAAAAGAATAAACTTGGCCTTGGCTCATTGGGGTAAGCCTACGTGTTGGTAGAGCTACTTCCCCAGCTTGATCTGAATATTTAGGTACAATAGGCATTATTTAATCATCCCCAAAGCTTTACCTTCTTGATAGGAATAACCAGCTTGACCAGCCCCGCTAAGTAAAGTACTAGCTGCTCCAAACATTCCGGCTTTATATGCAGCCTTACCTTGCATCCTAGACAATGCTGCTTGTGATCTTTGATTAACTGCTTCTACAGATCCTCCATATAGAATAGCCATACGATCCATTTCACCCTCCGTCATAGTTTGTCTGAGGGTGTCTAAAGCGCTACCGGTATTGCCTACTACGCCTGAAGCGTTATAAGCAACTCGCTGGGACGCAAGCATTTTACGAGTCCTAGACTTTTGACGCCTAGCCTCATAATCAGCCTGCTCCTGAGCCATCTTAGCATTTTGCTCTTGTACCTGAGCATTATATTCGTATGCACGCTTTTGTGCCTTACCTGCTTGATACTGCCCATAAGCAGAAACCGCCGTGCCGACGGCCATTGCTGCAATTGCGAGTTCTACTCCCATCAGTACACCTTTGCGTATCTAAAATGATCCCGTCCATCTGGACCAAAACATTTCATAACGCCCTCATTTATATAACCCTGCCATTCTAGCCATCGACGCCAGACGCAGTTTTCTGTTGGTACTGTGGTCTGAACCCTCCGTGGGCTGAATGTCTTAACAAGAAAGTTTTCTTGTGCTTTAATTAACTTTATACACTGCAATTTGCGGTTTTGAAACTTTTTATCTGTAAACAGGAAAGTTTCATACATTCCTTTCCAAATAGGTACTGCTCCAAAAATAGCATAATAGTGGCCATCCTCATACAGAGTAAAGGCTACTGCTTGCCTTTCCCAGTCAATCCCCTCTTTAAAAACAGGAAATTCTGGTTGCAAGAAATCTAAATGCCAATTTTCAAATGGTACCACAATCATCTTTCCGAAACCACCAATGCATACATAATTGCCAAAATAGTACATGGCAACGGATCGTCATGCACAAAATACAAATCAAACTGTCTATCAGGCGTATGCTGCAACAGAAGACGTTTGTCACCTGTATATAGCTGCAATTGACCCATAGGAATAGACGGTGTACGAAATGGTATTTCCTGCAAGTTAGTTAACTCAGGACCAATCTTAAGAGTATACGTGTCAACCACTCGAGCAGTAATACGCTCAATACGCCTTGTTTTACCTTGTGACGGACCTGACTCTGTTTGTACTTCTGGATCTAGAGTACGCATCAAAGCTCGATAAGATAGACCTACATGGACTGTATTAGCAGATCTTTCTAATACTATTGATCCGCTAGTTACTACCTTGTCGGGGTGGTTTGCGCCATCCGCTAAAACTTTTACTGTTTCGCCTTCAAGATGCGAAAGTCCTGATACTGATGTAACTGATACATTGGGATCTTCATAGGTTAGTCCACTATCTACAAAGAAAGCATCTTTAGGCTGATCACCTTTAGCCTGGTCAAAAGCTTTTTCTAAGAACTCAACATACTTTTTAGTATTTCCGTCTATAGTTCTTTCTACAACCATATACAGTTGTTCTTCTAGTTCATCAGCACTTGGTATAGCAGCAATAGATATAATTTTAGCGTTAGTCCCACCAAGAATATGGCGATGCCACGCGACCACGTCTTGTGCTCTTTCATATGTTAAGCACCTTAATTCCCCAGTGTCTAGCAGTGTCCATATAAGACTATCAGGAGAACGTGTATAGGCTAGCTCTTTGGCATTACCAGTGGTTATGTGTTCAGCAATAAGAGTAAGGTCAGGAGTACTAAAGCCGTCCACCTCGAGGTTATAAGCAAGCTCTCTGATCTTTGTTCTGGTTCTATCAATAAAAATAGTGGCCCTAGAAGCACCAATAGGCCGCAAATTAGCAGTACCATCTGTAGTCTCACGATTAACTGTAACGTTATTAGGAGTCAACGCTAAGTTTTCAGACCCAGATGACATAATGAATGGTCCGTCAGACGTACCAAGCTGAAGCTGCTTAGCTCCATACATCCAACGGATTGCATTCACCTGATCCGTAGATAGTGTAAGATCTAGCCCCGAATCATCAAGGACTTCTGCGTCTCGGTTTGTAGGGGAGAAAGTTTCAAAATTTCCAGACTCAGAAGCCCAAACTGTATTAGGCTGTGTTTGATTATTAGCAAAGAACAACCGCTGCTGATAAAAAGTACATGTGGTAGGCCAGCCAGTATTATCTGACCAGATACCAAGACGCCAGTTATCAGTAGCCGTATTATTAGCACCCATTTCAAAGTCGTTAAAGACTTCAATCTCAACTTCAGTTGTGCTATTAATAGTAGTAATCCTGCCTGCACCCCACACACCTGACAACAATAAACGAACACTGCGGTTAATATCTCCTGAATTAAAGCCGGCTCCATTATTAATACCGGTTGTAGAAGAAGCAGTTACTGTGGCCGTACCTGTTGTATGTGTGGCACTTAGCGTAGTAGACGTTGTGTTGATGTCTCCATAAGGTCCATCAAGATGCTCTAGTAAACTAAATGTCCAAGCGTTATGGCCTGTACGACTTAGTTTACGTGTTTGATAATTAGGATGCGTTAGGTATAGAACATCTGCAGACTGGGTAAACTTAATGCCATCTAAATCTGCTACCGCATACGGGCTTACTATTTCATAAGGACCTACAAGAGGAGAAATATTTTGTATCTGTCCTTCGTTCCTGTAAAATCTAACATACCCATCTCCAAACTCTAGAATGTAAGCTTGGACGGTACTAAAAATAAAAGGAATAAGACGTACTACTTTACTGCTGTCTTTTACCTCAGCAATAAAACGAGTACCAGATCTTTTTGTAATGCCCCCATGCGGGAAACAAATAAAGTTCTCACACCGCTGCACAGAGCTTGTGTATTTAGTCAAGTCAACACGGCCAAGTAGACGCGGACTGATCTCACCGCCAGTAAAATTTGTTTGAATCGGCGTAACTTTAGCCATCTATTACTACCTCGGCGGAGTGTTAATATTCGGTCGTGAGACTCCTTGACGTGATTCAAGCCAATAATCGGCATCGAGAACATCTTGTTGCTGCTCTTGTGCATCAACAAACTTAGCCTCTCTAAGCTTTAATTCATACATCTGCCACATTTGTTCCATAGCAGAAGTTGATTGTAAAAGCGGTTGAGCTAGATCTGCTGCAACACGAGAAGCCAAAGTGTCTACTAGCAAGGTGTCATATTGAGTAACGTCTGTAACGAGTGACGTATACTTAATATTCATAGTACCTTCATCGGCTAGTATATGCCTTCGTTCTAACTGAAATACTACTTGCGTAGGATTTTCCACCTCCAGTAGCCGTAAAAAGTCTGCAGGTAAAACAAACCTGTTTCCATAACCATAAACCGGAGCTGTCACGTCCTTCGGCAAAGAAGCACGTTTTGTAAGACAATTCCAAGGGTGAGATCTAAATACAGCAGCACGCGTGTCGTTAAACAACACACGAGCAATAGAAGCTTGTTTGCTGTTATCAGATAACGAAGTGATCGATTCGATACCTAATAGAGCAAGACTTCTGTTTATGATCTCAATATCTGACGCTGCCATTAGCGGTTAGGGGGGAACCGAAGCTCCCCCCATCTCCTTAATCGATAACGTACAGTACGTAACCAGACAGAGTTGCCAAGTCCGGAATAGTACCATCATTGATCTGTGCAGCAAAAACAAAACCGTCTTTGGTTGTGATCTGGCTGTTGATCTGAATGGTAGTAGTACCGGCAGTAGCAACTGCGGTATCCGCGCTAAATGCATCAGGATCTGCTGCAATAGCAGTACCATTTGCATCTGCTGCACCGAGATGACCCAGGTCCATTGTACGGGCACTACCAAGAGCAGAGTTAGTCACAGTTGCAGCAAGGATGCGTACAGCACCTGCTTCAATCTGCGCTAGCAATGCTTGATCACCGGCAGTACCTGCACCCGACTGAGTGAAGTCAAATGCTTTAACACGAACCCTACCACGATCTTCGTGAGTAGCATTCATGACGCGCGGAGTAGCCTGAGTATTAGCATACTGAGTTGAGTTTTGTGTAGCCATTATTCAGTCCTCCTTAGCTTTCGTCGCACTTGATTTCAAGGACCTTCTCTTCTTCCATACGGACTGCGCCGAAGGAAGCTGAGCAGTATACCTGAGTCGAGTTACGCTTATCTCTTCGAGGACCAATGTCTACATTAACATCTTGGCCAACTGCCATGAGCAGACCAGATTTACAGTAGGCAAGTACTCGACGATAGCCACTCGAATCGGCATTAACAAGTTCGGTGCGTACGAACTCAAAGCCCATGAAGGTGTTAACGTCGCCCTGAACAAGAGCCTTAACTGAGTTAAAGTCAGAGCTTGTTACTTCAGTTGTACGTAAGAGATCAGTGATCTGCTTAGCTGTACAAATAATATAACGAGGATCTGACGGATCGTTCTCAGCGCTATCCAGAGTTTCTTTAGCGGCTCGTAGTTTACCAACAGTCAAACCAGAGTTAGTAGCTGAACCACTCTCTACATAGTTAACAGCAATTTGCTGTCCTGCAGGGAATGTTACGCTGCTGCTTCCAGTCTTACCTGTGAAAACAGTACCGAACGCTGCTTCAAGAATGATCTCGTCCATCTTACGACCCAGTGCAAAAGAAGCATTCTGAGAGTAAGGTGAAGTTGGATCAATAAGCATACGGATGCGGTCTTGACGGTCGATTAGCTCCGCCCAATCAAAGTCACGCAATGAGACTCTACGTCTGTCATGCGGTACGTTGATAAGTGGAGTGTCTTGATGTCGTCCAGTCACTTCCTGAGCAGAGGTTGCCCCGATCCGATCGTAAAAGTCGAACTCAGCGTTCTGAGTTTCGACTCGCACATACGGGCGTAGGCGCGAACCTTTCTGCTGTAGGAGATGCTCGACGTTTGCCTTGTACTGCTGTACAAAGGCGGTCGTGATTTGGTAGGACATAGCCTATACCTCCTTTTCAACATTTAACATTTATTCGCTTTGGCTGCCCTTGCGGACCTCTGCTACCCTTTATAGTCTGGGTTCTGACTCGGACGGTTTCCCGCTACCCAATCTTTATTATAACGCAAAAAATGCGCTACGTAAACTATCCTCCGAGCAAAGTACCCGTAGTTCTACCCGCCGCACGGCGAACAATACTTTGAGCACCAGCACTCGAATAACCTGCAATCTCAGCATTCCTAATAGCTGATTCTGGATCTGAGTATACTCCTTTACCACGAGCATTCTGCTGCATAGCCTGCATAACGGGATCTGTCTTGCCTTGTTTTTTAACAAGAGCATCCGCTGCTTTAAGATATTTAGATGGGACGGACATACGCTCAGCAAGCTTTTTCTGGTAGTCCAGATACTTATTCTGAGTCGCTTTTGACCGTCCTATCTTGGTTTTTCTGAACTCTTCGTCCAGATAACCCATCTTAATTTCGCTAGCCATTACATCTGCTCCGGATAAGCAAAGCCAAATAGCTGCTGCATTTTTTCAATAGCTGAATTGTGACCGTCTTTTTCACTATCACTATACTGTGCCATGAAATTAGGATCACGCTGTAGCCGTGCAATTTCCTGTCGTGCTGCATCAGGGGTTAGCATAAATGACTGGCCTCGACCCTGTGGATCTACGCCTGCTTCCATCATTTGCTGACCAATCTTAGCAAACATCTTAACGAGCATTGGATGGTCACCCATACCAGACTCATCAAGCCAGCCAAGAAGTTCTTCGCCGCCAAACTCTGAGGCTGCACGTTGTGCCATGTCAACACGTTCATCATAAGCACGTCCAAACTCATTACGGATCTGACGATCCCATTCAGCTTGCTGCATTTCACGACCTTTTGACATTTCGCCAAATTCGCCGTTAATGTGCTCCATATAGCCGCTATAGAGTTTGTTTGCTTGTGCCTGTGTTAGACCTGCTTGATGCATAAGCCCCAGCATTTTGTCTTCCATACCCGAGTCATAATTTAGACCCTCATTTAGCTCTGGGCGCTGGATTTCATATTTTTCTGGACGACCAAGCCTATTGTAAAAATCATTCCATTCGTCAGAAGATGCTTCTTCTTTAGGTATTGATACCTTATCAGCACCAACCATACGCTGGGCATGTACATAAGACTTAGCTAGTCCATTTACGTCCTGTATCGACGCGAGGCTCGGATCATGTCGAATATCGTCGCCAAGCGACGCTCTCCAATCACCACCCGAGCTACCCGCATCAACGGACCCGATTGCTTCCTCACTCATCGAT